CCGTTGCGGAGCTGACACCCCCCTGTAGGCAACTTTTAGTCAAACAATAAAAAAGGGTCACGACTTGCGTCGCAACCCTTTGAATCTTGGTAGCAAGGGGCGGAGTCGAACCGCCGACCCCAGCATTATGAGTGCTGACAGCAATTATAACTTTCTGATTTAATTAAGATCATGCCGGACGCCCTCGCCCACATTAACCTATTAATGCGCATCCATGTTCATGGCGTGGCCACAAAATGCCCACACTGTCACGGCGGGCTATTGTCGTCATCGGCGTATACCCGCTCATCATAATTCGTCGCGGTAACGCTCACTTCAAGCTCTCCCTGCGGGCTGATTTCTGTTATCAGAGCCGGAAAGCTCCAGCGGTCAGTTGTGCCAAAAATTACATGAGGGGGCTCTTGACTGGGCGACAGTTCCGGCAACGGAGATACGTTGGCAATGATTTCGAAATCGTCGTCTCCTCGAGCTGCTGAAAAGGGGCCCACCATATCGCCGTATACATCACGGTATGCAACCACATGACTTTCCCCATCCTGCCAGTCCATAGGCTGACTCACAGTCAGCTTTGGCACTGGGCCGGAGGTATCTAACGAACGCAGCACGGATGCCTGGCCATAGCCGGGAATATCATCAACCAGCGGGACATAGCCGAGATAATCCGAGTTCAGGGCGTCCAGCTCGGTATTAAAACTGTATGTCCATCGGCGATAACGCTGAGATCGGCGCCGCCTCATGCCTATGCGCCAGGCTTTTGTTCGATCGGTTACGCCATCGAGTTTTAATTTGTCCAGCTTGATGCCTTGGTCTCCGGGCAGAAAGCATTTTATTGTTTCCGTTGTCCAGGTGTCAGCGTTGGTGTATTCCACTTCTACGCCGTCCGGCTCTTCTGGCTTGCGACTGGTGAACGAACGTTGCAGTGGTGCCGTCATATTCTCCGGCGAATAAGGCTGCTCAAACTGAGTCCGAGGCGCGTCCCGCACAGGTGTGATCACGCCGGTGCTCAAAGTCATCGAGGCGTAACCGGGGCGCAGAATCTGATCAATGGCATCTTTTGCTGTGCCATCTCCAATCACAAAATCAAAATAATCACCCCTTCCTTGCCAGATTGCGTCCAGTTGCTCGAATGCGTCCAAGTCGATCTGGTCGTCAGAATAGCCGAGCGACTCTGCAACATGCACGGCAGCAGCAGCTATCGATCGTGTTGGGGCTTCGGGGGTTAGGGCTCCACCGCTGATGCCGGGGAGCAGCCGAGTGGCGACCAAGTTTATTCGGTTATTCGAAGCGCTGCCGATCTGGTCGGTGCCCTCAATGGTCACAGCCATCGTAGTGACGCCGGGATAACTGGTAACAGTCGGCAGCTTGGACCGAAGCGCTTGCCATTCAATCCGGTCAAGGCTTGCAATCTCGCTGCTCTCTGTGGTCACGCGACGAACCCTGAATTCTGGTCTGATCGCAGGTCCAAGGTCGAGTTGGTAAGTGAATCCGAGTTGGTCCCTGGTAGCGTTATCAATAGTGTATATCTGGCTGTTCCATGCGGTTGCTCCGAGTTCGCGCCATTGAATTTCAACTTGGCGCTTCGTGCTAAACGGAACAACGGTGTCGCCATCGACCTTGCCTTGCCCTTGAGGCAAGAAAATATCAATCTCAACCGTATTGGTTGTTTCACCATCTGGACACGCGGTAAAAGGCCCGGCCCAGCCGTCGGCCTCTGATCGGCTTGCCAGCAGCACATCTGCAACTCCGGTGCCGCCCGGGAAACTAGACCAGCCCGTATCCTCAGCGCCACCAACAAAACGGGAGAGGCCGAAACCATCTACAAGATCCGGGAATGACGTGTCATAAATGATACTGTCGATACGGAAATCTTCGTCCTCCCGGCGAGAAAACATCAAATAGCTTCCAGCGGCCCACCCGGCAATTGGAGACCCGTCTTGCGTGAGCGTAATGTCGTTTCCGGTTTTCGTGTCAATCAGGAAAACGCCGTTGGCCTCTGCAAGCTCTGTCGATCTTAGTCTTATCTCATCACCAACATCGGCATCCCCCCAATCGCCAGCCAGGGTTACAAGCCCGCCCGCATCGACTGATACGGTGACGGATTGGCGAGTAGATATGGCAACGAAGTCGCCAGTTGCCCAGTCGCCAGGAAAAAAGACAGAGGTGCTGGTGGTTCGTATTTCCGGCCCGCTGTAGCTTACCTGTGCACCTGTCAGTCCAGACGATAACGATCGTCCTCGATAAAGCCGAATGCCACTTGACCCAGTAGTGGCCCCCACTTCTGGCGCGGTGTACCAGTTTTCGTGCGCGGGATGAACAGAGACATCCTCCCCGGGCTCAAACACCTGATAGCTGATTGAGTTTCCCAATTGGCTGAAGGGCGTTTCGCCGAGCTTTAAAAGGGCCGTCTCAATCAGGCACCGCCCTGAGGTGATGCATAGCATGATGTTTTGAACTTGCGTGCGTGCATCCTTGTAGTATTTCCTGGGCTGATTGACGTAATCGGGATAGCGAATATATCTGCCAAACAGCTCGGGGACGCCTTGGCCGAGGCGAGCGGTATTGGCTTTTGCGTCAGCCGGGGCAATATCGGAACCCTGCCGACCTCCGCTCCTGGAGGAAACGCTTGGAATGTTAATCAGCGCATCGAGCGCTGCCTGGCCGGCAAGTGCGGACCCTGCGTAAAACGGGTTAACCAGGAATGCGCCAATGCTGGTAAAAGCGTCAACAACGTCACCAAACGGAACAACGCGAAACTCCACCAGGTCTTTTTCGCCAATCACAGCGTCCGCCCAATCGAGCGGGTTGACGATTGCGCCATTGATTGCACAGCTAACTCGCTGCACTGGGCCCGGCGTGTAATTTTCGGTCTGGCTGCACAACCAGGCTTCGACCGTCATGCCGTGATCGTGATAAACCTCAACGGGCTCGGCGGGCATGATGGTGTCGTACACTTTAATCGTCATAGAAAACGACTCTCAGGAAACGCTGCTGGAATGGTTTAAGATTTACAAGGCGAGGACCATGCCTGCCTTTTCCGGGCTCGTCGGTTTCGAGGATCATTAGGCGTCCATCGATTTCGACCACGATGGCAATGTGCGTGCAGAGCCTGCCTCGGTAGCAGCAGGCAATGGCGCCTGGGTGCGGATCGCAGACACGGTAATTCACCGATTCTTTCAGCATGGCCTGGGTCAGCGCCCTCTTATCCGAGCCCTCTACCGCGCCATGCTCCGGCATCCACGGCTTTCCGAAAAGGTGCACGCGAGCCAGCCTTGTCAGGCCATAGCAGTCTGCCCCATCCGGTTTCCGTCCATTGGCGCGATAAGGGGTTGAAAGTAGATCGTTGAGCGTCATCAAAGGTATCGAAGCCCCGGGAACTTGTCGGCTGTGTAGCGGTCTCGTGGCCACTGAGTATTTAGCAGGTCAAAGTACCCGGCTTCAATCTGAATCATGATGCCCTGCAAGGTGCCACCCCTGAGCGTCATCCGATACGGATTGCTTGCCGGCGCTGAAAGGTCAGAGGCTAAGTATTCCCGATAGATGACGGGAACTTCATCTCCTGATTCCAGTGCCGTCTCGATTGCCTCCTGGCCCTGAGCGGTTACGTTGGCAATGGACAACGATAGCGTCTGCTGGCCAGAGTCGCTTTTTTTAGGCCTGCGAATGGACAGGGGGCCGGCTGTGAACTCTACCTTGGCCCCGCTTTCCAGCGTCAAAATCCGATCAGCGAAGCCGGTGCAGACTCGGATCGGATCGGTGCCGGCAGGGGTGATTTCCAGCGTTCGGATGATTTCATCGGTTGCGCTGGCGTAGGCCGCTGCTATCGTCGTCATATCTAGCCTGTCGTTTGAGTGAGAATCAGGCTGGATTCGTCATACCAGCGCTTTGAGGCGACCAATCTCGGGCGCAACTCGTTCTCGTAGTCGATGTCCTGGACTGCGCCACTCGACTCATGGCGAATTGTAGCGATAACTCCGGCTGCCTGGCCCAGCTGCATCGATGACACCTCCATGCGGAGCTGCCCGTTTGCCGCGTGAGTGGCGCTGATCACGAAACTAGATGTCAGGTTTTCGCACTCAGCCTTCTTAGGCAGCATGATTTCGACCGGCATAGGCGTACCGCCATCAGCACCGCCATATGTTTGGTCGAAGAAACCACCGTCCAGCGCCACGCGATCCCCGTTGCCAAAGTCTCGAACCGTGGCCCTAACCACATGGCTATCTAGCGGATAAGAAGACATGCCTACCGTCTTGGTGGACAGAATAGGCACCAGCTCCTTCAGGTGGTCCGCCGTCATGATCAACTCGCCGACGAGTCGCCGACCTGCCCGCACATAGAGCTGCTTGGGGAAGAATAACGGGTCACTGCCATAGGGCCCCTCGTAGGGATCAAGGTTCTCGGACCCGGCCCAGGACCAAAGTTGCGCATCAGCGCGTAGACTGGCTGGAACTCGAGGCGAAGGGTCGTGGCGAGAAAGATAGATCAATCCCAGCGTGAAGTTTTTGTGGTCGTTCCACAGCGTTGCTCGGGCGGAATAATCGGCTTCGGGGTAAGCGAAGTTCTGCCCCATCCAGTCCGACGATGGGCGCGACGTCGAGTTAATGTCTCGAATCATGCCGTAGGCAGCCACGCCGGGCGAAGATGTGCGGCTGAGAATGCCCTGGTCGGCAACCACGGTATCTGTCGAGTCGCCGATAAAATCCATGCCACCCGGGTTGGCCGCCTCGCGAGCTTCCCAGTAGCGCAGATATAGTTCGTAGTCCGCGATGTCGTAGCCCGGGGGAGGATTAGTGTCGAAGTCAGCCGCGCGCCGCGGATCCGTGGTCATCGACATTCGAAAGTTGTATGGCTGAGTGGTTACCGGGGTCCCGGAGTTGTACACCTCAACGCCGTCGATGTACTCGGCATAGTCGGCATCGCCGATGGCCAGCGCAGGGGCCGGCGAAACCCAAGGAATCAGCCCTGAGCCTGAATCGCCTGGCGTGTTGTAGGGATCAACCTTGGTATCATAGTAGGGGTTGTAGCCGTTCAAGGCCTCGCCCGCCAATTCTCCGGCTGCCTCACGCCCGATGCGATAGCGCACGCCCGCGCGGGCGATCAGGTCGCCCTCGTAGCTGCCGTCATGGAAAGTCGCCGCGCGAAATGTGCGGCCGTCCACGGTGGTGATGCTGACGATCTCGGCACCGTCCTTTTGCACCGTATCCACGCCATCCGTCCAGTAGATCGTGATGGCCTGCCCGTGCTTGCGTTTAGGGTCCAGCATCGAGCGGAAGGCGCCCTCGGCCACATGTGGCTCACAATTACGCTGGACAACGTTGGAAGCGCTGCGCACCTCACCATTGAGCCGGGTCTGAGTGTCCACTACCCAGTCCGAAAGACCGCCGACGAGCGCATCCAGGCCGATGTCCAGGTGGTTGAGGCCCGCCGCCATCATGCCGCCCAGGTGGCGATCACGCCAGCCGCCGACGAGCGCCACCCGCAGGCCCTGCCGAGCCGCCTCGTAGGCGGCGACGATACCGCCCGGCGTGGCGCCATAGCTGACAACGTCCGCCTCGACTTCATGGGGCGCGGTGCCGGCGTCACGAATATCGGGGCAGCCGTAGCGGATTGCCAGCCACAGGGTACGCGTGATGGCGTAATACTGCTGCGCCTCGGCCGCCGTCATAGAGCTACCCACTGAAGCAAAGGTCAGCAGCTGATCGGTGGCGCCGCTGGCCGCCCCCTCGAAATTGGCGCAGCCGATGTAGAGCGGGCGCGACACTACGGTGCCGGTGGGGCTGTAAACACTGTCGAGCGTCTTGCCATTTCGATCCAGGCGCACGTTGGACGCGCTATCCCGAACAGCGATTAAGAAGCCACGGCCGTCCGCCACGTCTTGCGCAGAGTCCGTGGTTTTTAAGCTGGCCGCCATGCGCACCCGGCCTTGGGCCGGTGCCAGCGTATAGCCCTCGCTCGCGTCGTAAGCGCCAATAGCTGTGGCGGTGTTGCTGGACACATCCTCGCACATCAGCGCCAAGTGGCTGTCCTCGGCCGTGAGGTCACCCGAGAGAAGCCCCGTGTCGAAATAGTTGTCATCGGTGAATCGGCAACCTTCGTGGCGGATGATCTTCGGACTGCCTGCTGCAGTCAGGTCATAGGTGCCTGGGGCCACCAGATTGATTGGCACTAGCGCCGGATCAACGCTGGCCAGCATCCAGGCTCCCTGCACTTTGCCAAGCAGCCCCTGTGCCTTCATGCGCTTGTACCAGCGGTTATAGGCGTACTTCTCACCCACTGCCAGATCATAGCCTCGACCCTTGGCGGCCGCGAAGAACGCCAATGCTTCGGGCTCGTAGGCCAGGCCCGGCAGGGGGCCCATCACTTTGCCCCGCTGCATGGCGGGTAGGTGTGCGCGATTGATGCTCATAGGCCGAGTCGCTCCCTGTAATATTGGTGGATTTCGTCCCGCTCTCTTGGTGTCGGCTTGGCATAGAAAACAGCGCCGCCATAGAAGCGCATGACCTGGGCGGCTCCGCTTGTCAGGCTGTTGGCATTGAGCCCAATGCCGGCGCCGGTCGCCTCAACGCCACCGGTGAAGGGACTTAGTCCGCTCAGCTCCAGGTCGCCGATACGCACATCCATGGCGCCGTCGATCAGCTGTGCGCTTATGACTTCGATTTCATCGAGTGGCCACGGATCTATGTTTGGTAGTACGCTGGCAACGGCACCGGAGGCGTAGCGTGCAACATTTGCCGCCCGCTGGCCGCTGGATACGTTGTTAATCCCGGCATAGTTGCCGCTATCCTTGATCAGCCGGAACAGAGGCAAGCCCGCCGCCGCTGATCGGGAAACAGCAGCGACGATGAACATCGGGCCCTTAATCACAAGCGTGGCATCGCTGACCATCAGATCACCAGAGGCCGTGACGAGATGAGGCCGCCCGGAAGCGTCAAGGTCATAGGTCGGTCTTTTGGTGTCCTGCGGGGCGGCCAGGTGGTGTTGCCCTCTCGCACCCACGATGCGCCCAGCAGGCTCGCCGGCATTGGCGGGGACGGTGCCCGCCAGGTCGGAAAACACGCTGCCTCCATCGCCCGGGTTAAAGACATCGCCATCAGAGCCGGCGGCATACCATCGGAGTAGGTCATCGGGCGCATCAAGTGGGCGTCTGCCCCCATGGAAACGCCTTGCAGCAGTCGGAGCAGTCATATCAGTCCTGATCTACGTCGAGAGTGAAGTCGAAGGTGATGCCAACGTTGGGCGCCGCCCAGGCGGCCGTGGTCTGGACCAGGCCTCGCAGATGCGTAACGCCCAGGGGGGCAAGATCAAACGGCGCGAACTGCCGCGGACTAATCGGAGCTGTTTGATAAAGCAGCGGGCCTGAACCCGTGTTGCCACCTTGCCGGTTGCGCCAGCCGAGATCGGAGAAGCGGATGACAGCGACCAACTGGGCCATTTGGGCGGCCGTAAGAGACCAGGCGGCGTTGTCGGCTGGATAGAGACCGTCGCCGTAAGGGATATTACCTTGAGGCCTGAACAGCAAAAGATCGAACTGCGGGAGCGGGGCCAGCGAACCAGAGGCAGCCTCCAGCACGCAGGTGGCGCCGCTGATCCTCCCTGACCCCGATGGCAGCCGAGCCACATCGAATACCAGAGGAGTCACCTCGGTGGCGGTCTGGCTATTGGCGATCAAGTCTCCGGCGCTGTAGGCGGTGGCGTCGCCGGGGCGCGTAAAGCCGTCTGCCGCGCGGCGCGTGGTACCACCGACGCGACCCATGTGCGACGAACCACCCTGAACGGAGACAGGGAGTGGACTACCTTCGCTGACTGCGCCGGCATCGTCCAGTAGATCGTCGATGGTCTTGATAGTGACGTTAGCGCCAGTGGCGTCTTTAACGATAATCGACATGAGTGGGCTCCTTAAATTACCGGGGTATACTGGCCGTTATCGGCCGTAATGAATGACAGGGTGTCGGCGTTGTCGCTGTGGTGGTGGATCAGGGCATCGACCAGTGCTTGGTTGTGGCCCATCAGGGTGTCGATCAGATCACGAGCCTCGTCCAGGCTGGCCTGCATAGCTGCGAGCTGGGTCGCGGTGTCGCCATCGGTAACGCCGAGCCCGATCAGGTCGTTCTCGTGCTCGGACAATGTGCTGCTATTCCTCTGCGAACGTGCCTCGTTGGCGCTCTCGCGGTCGGCAACCTGCTCTAGCCAGGAAGCGGAGGGGTAGCTATTGATCTCGGTGGCGAAAGGGCCGGCGTCGTGACGGTAGAGAATCAGAAACTCGCTATTATCAGGAGATGGCACGCTAAAGTGCTCTCCTTCAACGGTAGCGGCGAGGCCGGCTGCGGTATCCGTGTAGATAGCCGCGCCGACCAGGCTTTCTGTGAGCTGCTCCAGTTCGTCCAATTGCGCCTGATATTGACTGGCCCTTTGTGTCTGAGCGGCAGAGAAATCAACTTCCATCCCCTTCCAGGTCTTCCTGCTTGTACCTGTTCGGTCTTGATGGCTTTCTTGGCCCCCGTTCACTAGGTGGTCAGCGACTGCTGCGTTGTCGTAGAGGTCCCTGGGGTCTGAGCTGCCAACCGGGTTTCCAGTGTTGTATTTCGTCATGCGCTAGCTCCTACGCTGAAGGCCATTCTTGGTTGATGGCAAGATCGAAAATGGATGCGTACTGAACGAACTGGAGGCCGTTGGTGTACCAGTCCTCGGTAATGATGGGCCGCTCGAATATTTCGAGTTGGGCGGTGTACTCCCAGTGCCGCAAGCCGCGCAGCTTTGGGCCTTCGTACATATCGGTAAATCGGCACTCATAGGGCCGGAGTCCCATCGGGGAATCTAGTTGGCAATTAAACCAGGCAGTGCCGTAGTTGATTTCGTAGTTAAACCAGCCTTCAAAGATTTGGGCCTGCTCCTGAGTTAACAGGAAGGTCACTGGCACCATTGTTGGCACTACCTTGTTAACCGGGCGCTGTTTGGCACGACCGCTGGCCATCGTGGTTCTGGCAAAAGTTGGCCCGGACTTCAGTCCATATCGGTTGCGCAGAGGGGTTGGAAGCATCTTTGGGAAATCAATGTTTGTTGCCATCAGTAGCCCTGCCTCTTGAGCCCGAACGCGGTTTGCATGGCTTTGGCCCTGGGTCCGCCGCCCATGATGTCAGCGACAAACACGTTAACCTCTTCCTGCCCGTTGCTGCCTCTTTTGGTTTCTGTCTCGCCGGCCCGGGAATTGTCCTCAATGACGTTGACCACAGTTCCGGATCCTCCGCCAGCTTCTTGCCTGGCAAGGAACGCATCAAGGTTGTCAGCCTGTGGTGAGGTGAGGACTCGCTCTCCTTTATCCAGAAGCCAGGTGCCTTCCTGCGGCACGCTGTCAATGCCGTCGTGGGCCATGCCAGCAATTGATACCGCCTGAATGTTGCTGACAATGCCAGCGGTAGCGGCTGCCACTGAAGCCATGGCGGCAAGGTTAGCGGGGAACGGTACGGCAGACGCCTGGGCAATGCCGGTGTTGATTGCGACGATAGATTGAGCGATGGCCGCGGCCTTCTGCACCGCGAACATTGTTTTGTATAGTGCGGTCTGCTCTCCGGCAAACTGACCGGTAATATCGGCCAATGAACCGAAGAGCTGTTCTGAGCCAGCCAGAATAAGGGCTTGGCGCTGCTGCTGAAGTCGTGCTTCCTCATCAGCCGCGTTCTGCCGGATCTGTTTAAGTTGATCCTGCATTTCCTGTTCAGACTGGATCTTCAGATGATCGGCTTCCATCTTGCTGATCGCGTCAGCCTGATATAGCTCGTTTATCTCTTCGTTACGCTCCCCGTAAAGGCGCAAAGCTATCTGTTTTTCAGTTTCAAAAGCCTGGCGAAGAGCTGCTACGCGCTGGAGATAGTCTGTATCTCCACTCCCGGTTTCGTCCTCAGAGCCGCTAGTGCCTGTTGATCCACCACCGGATGAAGTGCTGCCGCCCGAGCCAGATGTATCGATTGTGTCAACGCCGGTTCCATCCCCGGCGCCTGCTTGGGCGCTTTGGTTTTTCCGAGCGTTTTCTATCAATTCGGAAACGGCGTCATACTCTGCCCTGAGCCGTCTTAGCCGTTCTTCTTCGGTAGCAATAACTTCTTTTGGAATCAGGTTCGGTGTCTGCCGGAGTGATTTAAGCCTTTCCTCCTGCCCTTCAACCGCATCCCCCAAATCATTCAGCTTTTCCGTCAGCCGAGGAATGTCGTCGAAGGCAGGGCCATGAATGAATGCCGCCAACTCTTCTGCCAGAAATTGAGTGACCTTAACGGCGCCGTCTATCGCCTCGATGACGAAGTTCATAGAAGTGACAATGGCAGACCCCAGCGCCTGAGCCGATTCCATCGTGCCTTCATCACTCAAGAGGTCAACCAAGTCCTCGATGGCCGGAAGTGCCGCCATGACGACTTCATTTTTCATTCCGGTCGCGGCACCGCTCAGCTCATCCATGCTGCGGCGTATGGACTCCAGTTGTTCAAAGTCCATATCGGAGAACACATTACCGGTGCGTTCGGCTTCGTCGCCAAGGATTTTCAGCTCTCTGCCATTATCACGCAGCAGCGGAATCAGCGCTGTTGCGTCAGACGCTATGGCCTCCATGTAGAAGGTCATGTCTTTCTGGCTAACGCCTGCGTCCTCGAGGCTTTGGACGTAAAGTTGTAAGGCCTCAGGGCCGGACAGTCGAGCGAACTCGTCAGCCGTTACTCCAACCTTGGGAGCGATATTCTCAAAAAAGTCAGCCATCGGCCCGCCACCGGTCTGGATGAAATCACCGATGCGGTCGTTAGTGTCCTTGAGGATATCTGAGATCTTTTCCTGCTCTATGCCGTATCGATTTGCCGCATAGGTCAGCTTCTGAAATTGCTGCGGGCTTGCCCCCGCCAGCTCAGAAAGATTTTTTATTTCTCGGGCGCTGTTCGCCGTGGAGGCGACCAGGGCGGTCATACCAGTTAATGCAGCAGCCGTGCCTGCGGTGATGGCAGCCCCGATCTGCTTGGAGTAGCGCTGGATTTGCTTGGCGGTTTTCTGAGACTTTCGCTCGGCTTTATCCATGCCTTGCTCGAAGCCCGACACTTTAGCAACAAGGTCTAAAGTTAAAGTGCCAAGTGACTTTCTGGCCATGCGTTTCTCCAGGCATAAAAAAACCCCGCCGTGGCGAGGTTTTAATCAGTTGGGATGTCAATTAGATCGGCAGCGATCAATCTTATCTGCAATTTGCTCAAGTGCTTTCAGTGCGAGTTCAGGGTTGGCGCCAGCAAAAGCCCCTACCGGAGTAAAGCCAGTGTTTGGCGCAGCTCCGCTATTGGCTTGCACTTGCTCAAGGTTGTCAAACTCGTATAGGCCATTCGTCGCCGTGAGCTGGAAGCGAACGTAACGACTGACCAATGCGGACACTTCATAGCCGGTAACGCCCACAGCAATAACACCCCTGCTCGATGAATGCTGGATAACAGAGCCTCCTCCCACGGTATCCGTGTCTGTGTCGTGATAATACGTCCCAGTGAACGAACCAAAGAAGCTGTCAGCACTATCTGCAAACGTCACTGCAGGATTAACGACATTCTTTGCAACGCAGAATTCGAGATCCCCGCCGCTGGATTTGGCAGGAAACCGGGCAGACTGCACTGCCTTCGAGCTCTGCCAAGGCTCCAAGGTTACATCTTGAGTGAAATTTATCGGGTTCTGTGCGCACGCTGTCAGAGCTGCGCAAGCCGACAGAATTAGCTTTTTCATGATCAATCCCTTTGAAAATATGCGCACAGAGTTTAGCAACCTATTTCCAGCTTTCCATCGCTTGTTCCAGCGACAGTTTTGGCTCTTCGTGATGAGGGGCAAAGTTGTAAAAGCTGACCGGCTGGCTGTCTTTCTTGCGGTTGACGTTTGCCAGGATTGCAGCCACCAACGCTCCAGCCCTTTCTGTCCGCATTCCCGGATGAAGACTGCCCCGCTTGCGCCGGTATTCGGCCCACTCCAAAAACTCGACATAGCTCATCGTCTGTTTGGCGATGGCGATCGTCGGACCGCCAATGCCGCACATTACCAGCTCATGCCAAAGTTCATCTTCGTCGGTCAGCTCTCCGTCTTTTTTCCATTCACCTCGCCGATCACGCGCAGCAGCTCCATGGTGATCTCGCTGCTCAGGGGCCCGCGTTCAGGATCTGCCTCGCCAGTAATATCGCCAGGCTTGAACACAGGTTTCCCTTCCTTGTCGCAGATGGCAGAAGCAATGCGGCCAGCCACTGCATCCGAATTGGCGTTGAGGGATTTAATGTCCGAAACCGCGGTGTAATAGGAAAGCTTGCGCACGTAGACCGTGGCAGTCTTTTCGTCCTTACCCTCTTTCTTCAGGACAATTTCTTTCTGAACAGGGGCGCCGGTAAAGGCGCCCATGTCTTTGAGTGCATCAAGGGTCAGATCCATTAGCTGGCAGCCTTCTTGATCCAGTTGGAGTCACCAGAACGCTGAATCGAAACCTCAGTGGTGACGACAGTGTTCTGAGCGAAGTCGAACGGGAAGTCGGAAACATAGCCCTGGAAGGTGAACCAGGTGCGGGTGTCCGGGAAAACAAACGATGGCCTGCTTTCCAGCGAGGCGGTTGCGGTTGCGCCGGTTCCCGTGCCGCTATCGTTAACGGTGACGGTCGGAGCTGCCGAGTAGCCGCTGCCCGGGTCGGTGATGGTGATCTCGGTGACTACACCACCAACGACAGTGGCCACGCCGGTTGCGACTTTGCCATCGGAATCCTCTGGGGCAGAGAACTCGACAGTGGTGGTGGACTCACTGTAATCCGATCCACCTTCACTTACGGTTACAGAGTCGACGCCATAACCGAAATTGGGAACCGCTTTGCCATCGGACCAGCCAACCGCCCAGGGAATAATGGGGTTTGGGTTCATCCGGGACAGACCGTAGAGCTGCAGGTGGCTGTCATACTTCGGGTCAGCATTCAGGCCCATGGATGCCTGGCCAGGAGTGCGCAGACCGGACCGGTAAGAGCGCTCGTTATGCTCCAGACAGGTGTCCTCGATCTGATCAGCGGGATCGCCACCCGGGGAAAAGCTGGTGGCGCATTCGATGCGGACCACTTCCGGTGTTTCACCGGTGTCGTCCAGGATGAAGATGTGCGTGCCTTGTGCCAATACAGACATGTGTAAATCCTCGTGCGGGTTTCGGGCATAAAAAAGCCCGCTCAGTAGCGGGCTTTAAACTGCGGCGTCGAGCGCCAGGTTCATTTGTAACTGTTCTCGCCAGTATTCGACTTGCTGCTGGAGTGGCTCCTTCTGGTGGCGCCACTGAGCCAGTCCGCGACCTTGCTCGCTGGCCAGCTCTTTTCGTGATTCAAGTGCGTTGTGCGCGCGCTCGTATTCCTGAAGAGCGTTGCCGCTGCCACGAAGGACTGCATCGATGTGGAGGTCGCACCAGACTGCGAACCGGATGTCGAGCCATTGCGCGAAACGGACCCCGAGCTTCGGATGCAGCCAGGTACCACCGCCGCGATCCGCCCGGGCTCGGCTGGTTTTTACAAGTGACTCAGGATCACATGTAAGCGCTTCAGCCAGAGCTGCCAGATACTGCTTGGTCTCGTCTTGTTTGAGCCAGTCTGTAGGGCGTTTACCGAACTGTTTTGCCACATCAGTCGCGTTGATCCAGCCTTCGGTAGTGAAACGAACGAACTGGCCCTGGTAATCGAAAGGAATGATGTCAGCCATCACTATTCTCCTCTGCCATCTCGAATAGGAGGTACAGCCGGCCGGTTAGATGGCGTCGCCGGCATTCAGGAGCGACCCTAGGCTGTACCGAAACTAAAAACCCGGCTCTTGGCCGGGTTTCTTGAATCTGCTTCTGGGCTATCGGTGAACGTGCCACTCGACGTCGAATCCGTAACGTTTGTGGCCGGTGTCTGGTTCGGTGCTCTCACCATTCCAGCTCACTACGTGGGCATGGGGTTCGATCGCATCGCGGAGCGCCGCGGCTACCTGTCGGGCCTCACTGCCTCGTCCGGCGTAAACATCGATCTGGATGGTGTAGCTGTCGAGATCGGGCGCCTGCCCCAGATAGTTCTCTGGCAGGCCGCTGACAGTTTGCCAAACGGCATAGGGCAGGGTGATCCCCTGGGGAGCCTGACCGAACGGGAATAGCCGCGTTGGCCCAGTGCCGAGCAGATCGGTGACATTAGTGTCTGAGGCGCATACCTGAAAAATTGGAGGGGTCATTCAGCCTCCTAGCTCGGCAAGTCGAATGCCAACGTAGAGTACAGCGACCACGGCCGCGCAAATGGCGTAAATCATTGCGGCAATTTTGAAGCCTTCCGTCTTTGTTATTAGCCCGAAAATGGCCACAAACGGCGCCAAGATCATCAGCCAGCCGATTAGTTGTAAAATGCTCATTTCACGCCGGCCTTTTTCCTGGCCCGTTTCAGGGCGCGGTCGATCTTTTTGGTGTACTCGTTGGCGAATACGTCCACGGCTTGCTGGCCGGCTTGCTGAGGTACCGGCCGGAATATTGGCTGCGCGGGCGCATCCTCTGTACCGAATTCGAGGAAACGCCAATAGAAGGTATCGCCGCCGGGATTCCCGGAGCTGCCGTCCGTTCGGTATGTCTGGCCAGCCCGACCCTTCCGGACATTCTCCCTAGTGTTGGCATACTGGCGAGCACCACCGAGAACACCCACTCGGAACATCATGTTGCCGGTCTTTCTGAAAGTTCGTCCCGACCAACGCTCGACGATGTTCGCCGCTATGTTCTCTGATGTGCGGGGATCATCCACGCGCTCAGCATTCTGACGGGCTTGATCACGGAGAACCTGTGCAGCGCGGCGAAGTGCGAACCGTCCGCCCTTGCGCTTGAGGTCGTATTCGAGGCCGTCCAGCTTGCCGAGGAGCTCCGGCAGGCCGTTGAACTTATAGTTCACGCCATCAGCTGCCATCGTTAACGCCTTCGCTGTAGGGCAGGGTCAGGTGCTCACGGCCACTTCGATCGTCTGGTAGGACGCCTTCGATGTTGAAGACCTGGCCTTTGTGAACAATCCGCATGGTTGCGTCGATGCCAGGGCGGTACCGGATTTGGAATTCACCGGTGACCTCAGATTGACCAGCCTGGGACTGCTTGAACTCCCGGGCGCTGGAAGGCCGCTTGGCAGCCCATACAGTAGCCACGACCTGCCAGCCCGGAACCATCTCACCGGTTGCGGGATCCTGGGTCTGGCCAGGCTTTTCGATAGTGATCCTGTGACGAAGCTGGCCAGCTCTCATTTCACTCTACCCGGTCGTATTTCTTCAGGCGGTCGTACTCGCCCTGAGTCATCCACATTTTTTCAGTGGCTTCCTTGCAGATGCCACCTCGGCAATGGCGAGTTTTCAGAGTGGCCTCAACCATCCGAGCTTTCGTCCTGGCGGCAGGCTGTCCTTCCTTTTCTTCGGGCTCTGCAGTCTCGGATTGTGGCTCTGCTGCCGGTTGCGTCGTGGACTCTGGCTCACTCTGCTCACCGCCTGCCGCTTCTGACTGGGTTTCGGCCTCAGAGGTTTCGACCTTTTCAGGATCGACCGGCTGCTGGTCTGTCGCCTGGTCCTGCTTTGTCTTGCTGGGTTTGCGTGCCATGAGCTATTCCTCGCTACGCGAAATGAAAGTGGCGGTACGGCGAAATCAAAGCCTCGACCGCCATTGGCAATTCAGAGGTTATGGTCCCTACAACAACGCTCTCCCGGTTGACGTACCAGTGGCCGATCAGCAGAAGCATCGCGGTTGTGATGTCGTCATCCAGCACCAGGGCGTCTTCGTCGGCGGTGGTGACTTCTCCGGTGTCCGGATCGGTTTCGGTCGGTATTTCTGCCGCCGTGGCATAAAGCGTGCGGCCGGTGTAGTTCTCGACAAGGCGCTGGGCCGCCGTTGAGTAGGTTTCGAGTAGTGTGTCGTCTTCGACAAAGTCCGGCTCGAGCCGGACGTGTTGCTTGATAATGTCCAGCTCGAGCATATCGGCTCCGTCAGTTCATGGGCCGCTCAAGGCGGCCCAGTGGATTAGGTGGCAGCGCCCTGCAGTGCCTTGATGGCGGCCGCGTCCTGCAGCACACAATCAAATCGGTGGAAGGCGAGGAAGCCGGTCTGGTCGAAGTCAGCGTAACGCTCTACCAGGCGCTTCAGCACCATGTAACGAACCCGGCGAATGATGAACTGGGCAAAGTCGCCGGCGTACATGAACTTAGCGTTCACGCCGATATCGGCAATGCCTTGGTCCACAAAGTAAGGCACGTTGAGGATTGTGGCCGGTGCCGCACCCGATACCGCTGGGAGCCACAGAGGCCGGCCCTGCAAGTCTTCCATCTCCGTCATCAGCTTCAGCGTGTTGTCGTTAAGACCGATGCGGAAATTCGCAGCGCGGCGGTAAGCCGGGTCGATGCTATGGATCAGACTGTTGACTTCCTGCCAGGTGAATTCGGCAGAGCTGGCCGCGGTTGTGGTTCCGGTAACGGATGCCTGCAGGCCAGTTGGCTGTTCGGGAGTGCCAGCACCGGTACCTTGCACCAGGAACTTGGCCTCACCGCGCCCGAGGCGGGAACCGATACGGCTTGCCAGGAAGCCCTGAATGTCGATGCCCGAATCGTTCAGCAGCTCGTTGGAAACGCGGATCACCTTGGAGCTGAGCTTCTTGGCGCCAAGGTTTTTGATACCGAACACCACGTCACCCTCAGATGCCTGAGAGTTCTCGCCGATCAGCTCGCCTTCTTCAGCGGTACCGTCAGAGGTGGGCCACTCCAGCGTATGACCGCTGTCAGTGGTGAGGATCTGGGCTACGCTGGCCAGACCGCCGTAGTCCTTCATCGCTTCGTGGATGCGATTCAGCATCTCGGTTGGTACCGTGTAGCCGCCAGCAGTGTCTGGGTCGGTGGCTTGAGCACGCATCTCGCGCAAGATCTGGCGCTGCTCCGCGGACATTTCGGACATCCCCTGACGAAGGAACCCGTCAAACGCTTGGGCGCGCTGCTCGTCAACGGACTGTCCGCCGCGCTCTTCGTTGTCCAGGTTGTCGCGGTGCTCTTCTTCGTTATCTTCGACGAAGCGCTGATCAGCATCCCGCAGTGCTTCTTCGCGCTTGATCTGCTCGTCGAAACCGTCGAGCTTCTGTTTCCAGTCGTTCCACTGGCTGCGCTGTTCGTCAGTCCAGGTGTTGTCGCCAATCTTGTCATGCAGGTTGCGCATGTTCCGGGCGAGCTCGTTGTACGCTTGCTTCAATTCATGGAGTTTCATAGTGCTGTGCCCTCCGGGGCGATGTTTTGGTTTCAGGCGTGGATGAGTTCAAGGAAGCGCTCGCGGGCGCGGCGCTGATTGATGGCACGCTGGGCGAGACCCTTGATCTCTTCACAGCGAGCCTCGAGGGAGCGCTTTGCAGCGCCCGCATCCGGGTAGGCCGGGTAGGTCACCGGCGAAACGTCGAGCAATCGGCTGAAACGGTGGATGGTCCGCACGATCAGGCCGTCTTCGTCTTCCATCCACTCGTCACTGTCAGGCGCAACCCGGAACGCAAAGCTCGATCCGGTGATGTCACCCCGGGTCAGCGGAGCCAACACCAGGTCCCGAACGGACTGGGTGTCCGGCGGATTGATGTCGTAACGAAGGCCCTCGGCGTCAACCGAAAGCTCCAGCGTCCCGCTGCGAGTTCGCCCCAGAACAAAGTTGGGATCGTGGTTGAACAGTGCTCGAACATCGTCATTGAGCACGTCATCGAAGGCGCCCGGGGCGATCTCCTCTTTGAACATGCCCAGGATCATTTCACTGCGCTTATTGAAGACGGCACCATGCCCGACGATGCGGGCCGGCTGTCCTTCCTCGGTTTCTTCGGCACGCACCTCACACAGAAGGGCGCGCTTCTCGACTTCGCTCATGAGGTGGATTCCTCGTCATCGTTGGGGGTGTCGGATTGATTCAGGGCGCTCAGGGGCTGGGCGTTCACACTGACCAGCATCTGGTCCAGACCATCCCGGGGATTCATATCCTCGAGCACTCGGGCTTCGTTGCGGTCCATCCAGCCGTCGTTGATCGCAGCGTGGTAGAACTCGGCTCGCTCTTTCGCGGTACCCCGCAGCAGACCGGCAAGGTTGAACTTGCAGTAATAGCCAGCAGCACGCTCGGCTCGGGTGAATACCCGGCGGTTGATCTCCTGCTCCCAGTTCACAACCCAGGGCATCATGGTGTGCCGGACAAACTGGATGGCCTGCTCGCTGATGTTGGAAAACGTGGCCTTGTCCAGGTCGTTAATCATGTGCGCCGGCACGTTAAAGATGCCGGCAACCTCAGAGCGGTTCAGCTTCCGGGTTTCCAGGAACTGTGCATCTTCTGGCGGAATCGTGATCGACTTGTAGTCGAGATCCGCCGGCAGCATCAGCGTCTTGTTTTCGCTGGCCTTCAGTTTCGAGACCGCGTTGTTCCAGGCGGTTTTGAGGCGCTCCCAGCTGTCCTTCTGAAGCGAGTTTTTCACGGTGACCAGGCCGGTAGGGCGACCACCACCGGTAAAGAAATCCTTGCCATAGCGCTGCGCCGCCAGCCCCAGGCCAATGGTTTCGGCGTGTTGCCGGATAAGGCTTTTACCGGTCCGGCCGTCGGATCCCAGGGCCCGGACGTGGATCATGTCCTCTAGGGCGATCGCACGACTGCCCTCGTCTTCGCTGTTGTTGGCATACAGCCACCGGTTTCCATTCTTGACCAGCTGGGTCTCCCAGGGCCGTCGGGTGACGAGTTCGCGCAGCTCTCCGCTTGGACTGCGCACGGTCTGGGTGTAGCCGTTGCCCCAGCCGAGGACGTGGCCCTGCTTCGTCTCCCGCCACTTGTAGCTGGTCTGCCACTCGTTGGGCTCATCGTGAAGCAGCCAATAAGCCGGGTGATCCTTGGCCGCCTCGATGTTGTCGCCCTTTTTCCGCATGACGTGAAGCGGCAGCTGGCCAATGGACGACGACAACACGTAGATACAGGAGTAGACCGCCGAGAGAGTCAGGGCGGACTGGTTATCAACCTGGATGCCTATATTGGTGTCGAAGTACTCCGCCAGGTTCTGGCCGGTCAGAGGTGTACTCGGATCCTCCAGTGAGCGGGAATCCGGGGCGAACAGGGACTCAAGCATTATTTCTTACCTCCGCCAGCGTTGCGCTTGGAGGCGCGGGCCGCTGCCAGAGCCATGACGAGCATCAGTCCGCCAGCAGCGATAAGGGCATCAGCCAGGCCGAATCTGAGATACAGGCCATAGGTCATCGCCCCGAAACCGGCAAGGCCCAGGGTGTCGATCAGATAAGTGCGCATTTACATCACCAGGATGTCGTCGTCAGAAAGGGTATCCAGTACGCTTTCGCCTACTTGGGCGTTCGCCAGTGCGCGGCCTATGGCCATAATGAGAGCCACCGCGCCATCGATCTTGTTGTGATCGCCCTGCTTGATCGGGCGGACCACGTCGTCATTGCCAGGCAGGTACTTGCCAACCACGTTACCGACACACCAGGTCATGATCGGATTGCCGTCATGGTGGAATCGGCCGGAAACGATCGCGGCCTCCAGCTCCTTCATCCCGTCCGACATGTTGGTGTAGTTCTGAACCATGGTGATCGGGTTCAGCCCCTCGTCGTCCAGCTGGTGCGATAGGTTCGCGGCGCCATGCGGGTCAATGGGTGACTCCTGCGCCGGCGTTTCCAGGTTGGCTTCCTTGGCACATTCCAGGATTTCCCGGTAGTCCACTTCGCTGCCGTCTGTGGCGTCCAGGTGCTTGGACTCAATCCAGCCCTGGTACCGTTCGCCGAGCCGGCGGTCCTCATTGTCGAATGCGGTGTCTTCCGGTACCCAGAACTTCGGCCCGACGCAGTAATAGTGAGTCTTGCCATCTACCTGGCGGCTGAACAGCCGGGCCATGCTGTTCATGTCTAGCTTGCGGGCCAGGTCGAATGCCAGAAAGCAGTCTTCACCGCGGAACTGGTCGATGGTCAGCGACGGGTCTTCGCACTTTTTCCAGTCCTCCATGTTGAAGTACCCCTCTTTCGAGGAGACCCAGACATTGAGGTGCTTGGTCTTGTACTTGTTGGCCAACCTGGCCCGGGCAACCGCCTTGTCCCTCTGGCTTTTGAGGTAGTCGAGCTTTACCGAAACGCCGGCGTTCGGGTTGGCCTTGAGAATGGCCTCGTCGGTTGTCCAGTCGTCGCCTGGATCGATCGTGTAGATGATGGCAAAGAGCTCGTCATCCTGGCTGGTGCCTTCCAGCATCTCGATCGCGCGTTCGCGCATCTCATAGCAGGGCCCGGCGACATCGAAACCGGCGGTGGTTATTACCCACATCAAAGGCTGCGATCGGGCGCCCATCCCGGTGATCATCGTGTCGTAGAGCCGGGAATCCGGATGTTCGTGGTACTCATCCACGATCGACATCGAGGGGCTGGAGCCGTCGCCCGGGTCTCCGATCACCGGCTCGAAAACGCTGCCATCGCCCCGTTCCAGCTTCTTTGCCCAGGGCACGATGCCAAACCGGTTTCGCAGGTTTGGTAGTTTCCGCGCCATCTTCAGGGCAGGGCGGAACACCTCCCAGGCCTGCTTTTCGCTGGTGGCACCGCAATAGACCTCAGCGCCGTATTCGTTATCTGCGCAGAAGGCGTACAGCCCGGCGCCGGCGACTTTGATCGACTTGCCGTTTTTTCGAGGGACCTCTTCGTAGACCTCTCGGAACCTGCGGAGCTTATCCTTCTTCCGGATCCATCCGAACACCATCGAGAAGCTGAACAACTGCCAGGGCTCAAGAACGATCCTCTGGTTGCCTCTAGCCCATTCCCCTTTGGTGTGGGGTAGAAGCTGGACAAACCGGCAGGCTCTTTCCGCCAGGTCCCGGTCGAACCGATACGGATAGCTCTTTGCTTTCGCTGCCTTCAGGTCATTCAGGTGTCGGGCACAAGCTGCCTTCACGTAGCTGCAGGCGACGATCCGGCCACCTACCACATCGCGGGCGTACTTCTGCGCCGCGTTCACATTGGGGTAGGCGCTCATAGGTTAGAACTCGTCGAATTCGTTGCCCTCGTTTTTGCCGTCGTCATTTGCTCCGCCACCGCCGAGCATTCTCATTCGGGTGAGCGGATCCAGCCCGAGCAGTGAGCCGAGCCTCGAAAGCTGCTGTACTGACTTGTCTCGGACATTCACAACCGGATGCATCTTCTCGCTGCCATCAGCGGTCGGGAGCGTTAATCCCTCGTTGGCAATCCGGATCTCGGCATCGAGCATCAGCTGCCAGGCGTTGCAGTAGGCTTGAAGCAGTGGGGCGTCTTCGACTTCGAAGGTGCCGCGATCAATCAGAACCTTCGATTGTTGTTTCCAGATTCTCCGGGCCGCGTCGCCCATCAATTCTTCTGGAGGATTGATCCGGGTGATCGAGCTTTTCTGAGTCCCAACCGACTTCCGTTTTCGGCCTCCGCCGGAGGCGCGAACTGGAGCGTTGTTGTTCAACCAGGACCTCCGGAAAAAGTTTCGTTATTTCTCACGCATAAAAAAACGATTTAGGGCGCGGTGTCCGCTGGACAGGGCTGGAGAGATTTACCCACCCCCGGGTCGTGAGTCGCCTCGCGCTCGCGCCCTCAAGGCCTCCCGCTGGGTCTTGGCCTGATGACAGGGGTGGCAGGTGGCCTCAAGGTTGCTGGCAACCGTGGCGCCTCCCTCAGCCTCTGGGACGATGTGGTCAACCTCAGTCGCTGGTGTCGCTTTCTGATCTCTCTTGCATGGCTGACAGAGGTATCGATCACGCTCAAGCACTTGGTCTCGCAGCCGGCGCCATGGCCTGCCTCCTCTGCCTCTGCCTGCTCTGCCTCGAGTCCAGCTCTTCGCCTGGTCAGCGTGAGCCTCGCAGTAGCCGTGCTTCTCCCTGGTAGTCATCCGGCACAGCTTGTCCCGGCAGGGCTTGGCGGTACGCTGTGGCATCAGTCCAGTGTGCTGCCATCGAGGTAAGTGGTCGGCTCCCTATCCTCGTCATCCATGCCCTCGGCCTCAGCCATTGCCTGAACCAGTGCGGCATTGCTGTTGGCCAGGCGATTGATCGCATCAGTCTGCTGGCGGATAGCCTCAATGAGCTCGGCGAGCTGCTGTTCGTTCACTGATATGCCTCATTGACTGCATCAACCAGGCCGCGCTGTCTGGTGGCGCAGTTGTGGTAGATACTGGCGGTCTCTGTGATAACGGTGGCTGCAGTATCGGCCTGTCCGTCTCTCAGCTCAGGGAGTTGGTCCGGACACTTCACCATCAGATTGGCCGGTATCTCCACGCTGGGCATCGTTAAGCAGCCGGACAAGCTCAGGCTCAAAGCACACGCGCTTATAAATCGGCTTCTGAATCTCACGGATAACTCCACGGTCGATGATGCGCTCGTTGGCCCTGAGCTCATTCAGGCGGTCTTCCACCTTTGTGGAGATGCCCCCAATGTCCTCACGGATCTTAGCGGCCAGCGCCTGTTGTGCTTCCATGGCTGCGAGGTCTTTACTGTCCTCGAACCAGCCTCTGGCCATCCAGCCGGTATATCCGATCGCCACGATTGCAGCCGCTATCCCGGCCAGCTTTGCTTTTGGTCCGAAAGGAATCATTGCTTAACCTTGCCTGCCCAGGCCTCAGCGATGTTGTTGCCGAAGTAGCTAACGATGAGTGTGGCGCTGATGCCGTAGGACCAGCCGATCACCACCCCCATGGCCTCAAGAACTTTCGCATCGTAAATGCCCAGCAGGACCCAGCCTGGCGTTTGCAAGATCGCCCACCACTTGCCGGTGTAGTACCCGCGCCGGCGGTGCTTCCACCAGCGATTCGGATCTGGGTGGGTTTCAGTTGCGTCCATACTGGCTTTCAAGGAGGCGGTCGAGCTTTTCGTTCATCCGCCTGATATCGACCCTGAGCTCGTCATAAGTCTTCTGAGTGCGCTCCTGGTCATTTATTCTGGCTTGCTGCAGCGTTTGAACAGAGCTTTCAACTAGCGAAAGCCGCTCATCCTGCTTGGATTGATCCCTGGCAATGGAAACCGCCAGCAACACCACAGTGACCAGCACTGCGATAGGGATGCCTTTGTCGATGTGCCAGCCTCTGCGGTCCATTTCACTCATCGCTTTGGCTGATACTCAACGTGGATGTGATCGGGCTCGAGTACTACATCAAAATCAGCGCCGAGGCACTCACCAATGTCGTTCGCAACAGACTCGGCAACAGAGTCGTTTTCGAAGATTCGCGTCCTTAGGTCGACTGCATTTCCACAGTAGTGAAGGCTTGTTGAGCTATGGGTCCCGTCTAGAAGAGAGGTAATCACACAGTCATAGCCATAGCTTGCATAGACTGACTGAGCGACACAGACCGCCAGCAGAATTTCCGTGCTCAAGCCTTGAGCAACGACACCGGCTTTAAGTTTGAGCATGGCGAGTCCTCATAAAAAAGCCCGCTCAGTGGCGGGCAGATCTGGAGTTGAAGTAATCGGGCACAAAAAAACCGCCAGCTCCGAGGGGAGGGCGGTTTCGTTTGAGGTCAGTTTGACCAGCTACCAAATAGTGTATCTGCTGGACCCCTGAAGTCAACATCTAGTGTCATGCAGCTGCAGATTCCTGATAACCGAGCAGGTACTCGAGCTGGCCATAGCCTTTTGTGACCCTGCGCTGGAATACCTTCACGGAGCAACCGAGCAGCTGGGCACAAGCGTAGTCGTTCCAATGGATCTCATAGCGCTTTTCGGTAAATGGATCTATGGCCACCTTGGTCCGGCCTCGATAGAAGCGATCGACACAAAGGGCATCTACCTGCTTTGGTGCCCTGCTGGCCATGCGGCTTAACCGATCGTAGGCCCGGGCGAACTCTTCGGGCATTTGGCGAAGCCGGATTTTCTCCAGTTTGTCCGCCAGCATGCAGAAGCCATTGAATCCTGAGCCGGATGGTGGTTTGCCTTCAAACTCTGCCCACATGCCCATAATGCTGCGGCCCTCGTGCGCCAACTGGTCAATTGTGTCCAGGCCCTGCAGGTAGGCAATGAATCGGTCTACTTCCCGCTGGGCTGCTTGCCGGGCCCGCTGCTGGTCGTGCGTCTTGCGGTTTTGCTCTGCCATCACTCAACTCTCCGAATCACGCCGTCTTCCGTATTTTCACCCAAGCCTTCATCCTGATGCGGAAAATCACGACGAACATCGGACGTGTCCGGCAGCACGGCCCAGGCTGTGTAGAAGTCTTTCCCGTACGAGCTACCCGCGAACTGCCTAAACTCTATGAACTCCGAGCCCTCAAAATCTGCTATAGCGACGTGATAGCCGTCGCAGGGATTAAAAAGGAGGAAATCTCTATCTTCGTAGGCCTTCCCCGGATCCTGGTTGTTGCTGTGAAAGGTCAATCCAAATGCCGATGTGATTGTCTTCATGTCGCCAGCTCCATCAGAAGAAAGGCTAGTTGAGGGGCGCCGATTGCAACGAAAAGCCCGCTGTAGCCATAGCTTTGATTGGCAGCAGCGTGGCCGGAGAAAAAAGCGCACACCAAAACGATCATTATTTGAATCAGCGATATAGTCACGCCGCCCCCTTGATGCTGAAGATTGCCAGTTCGAACAGAACCCGCCAGGTGCGGATCTGGGCACGGCGGAAGTACCAGTCTTTGTGTTCCAGCTCCATGGGTGGCCACTTCATTCGGCCATCGATAACGCTATGGCATGAATCACAGGCAAAGCAGGCGGAGAGGTCGTCACTCTTTCGGGCGATGCCGTGGCTCTCGTCCGGGAGGTGAGCCAGAACGGTTGTCGACCAGTCCCCGTTGCATACGCCAACGATCTGCAGGGTGCAGGGCTGATTCCGGGCTGCGTCCCTGATCTTCTTGGAGTGTATCGGTGTCGTCTTCTGCAGCATGTCAGTCCCCGTGGTATCTGGATCCGCCAGCGCCGTAGCCCCGGCCGTTGCTCTCTGCCCTCATGGCCGCCATCTGCCTCCTGACTTCCACCAGCTCCTGGTTGCGTTCCGTCAGTCGGATTCTGAGCTGAATCACCAGGTCTTCCTTCGTGAGGCTTTCACCGGTTTCCTTGCAGACAACACCCGATGCCTCGCAGCGATCGCAGGGCATCTGGTAGAACATCGGCTTTACGAAGCCACCACCATGGCATTTTGGGCAGGGCTTCAGCGGGCGCTTCTCCTGGTTGAACGCCGGGCCGGATCGCTTCTTCATGCAGCCCTCCGCTTCTTCCTCTGGATGCGCGGATCCTCCCAGCCGGCCAGATCCAACTCGATGTCGATCGCCTCAGGGCTTACCTGGTAATGCCGGGACAGGTAGGACTTGCTCAGTTTCGGCAGCTGCTGATCAATACGGGACTTCTCTGCAGCGCACTGTCGGATCAACGCCTGGTCTTCGTCATCGAGGACGGCGACCGGCATATGCTCCCTCACTTTCTTGATGGTCGAGACATGGCAGGCAAATTTCGCCGCCAGCAGCTTGTCGGAGAGCTCCTCGGACTGGGCTCGAAGATCGGCGCCGTGCATGTAGTCTTTTGCCGCCTGGCGAGCTCTCATCTTGGAAAGGTGGTTGGTTCTCAATGCAAATCTCCAATGCGCTTGGTTTTATCGTCTACCGCCAGCCCAAGGAACTCCTCCGTTTTTTCATGGTGGATGCGGACCACGCCTTGCTCACCCCCACCCTGGTACACCAGCCGGGCCTTTTCCTTGTCGCCTATCAGTGCCGGCTGGTCCGTCGAACGACCACGCTTGAAGCCAGATTGCAGGCTGTTCTCGTGCTCGCTGGAGCCGATGAGCTTTCGAGGGAAGCTGTCGGGTGGTGTAGTGGTGAAACCTTGGTAAAGCTTTAGGAAGTTGTTACGGAGGAACGGATATTCCTTGTTATCGGTCAGGGCAACGGTCTGCCAGCCGCCAAGCCTCTCGATCGCTGCGTGGATTTTCGGGTCATCGAAAACCACAGAGCGGTAGTTGCCCACGCAACGGATAGCGAAATCGACCTTGGCCCAAGCCTCCCCGCTGGCGGACTGGCTGCTGCCCTGCAGCAACCGGACGATATCGGCAGGCTTGGGCGGGTACTGGCCCGTATCTGGGTTGGTGATGTGCCGAGATAGGGCGTGCTCAATGTCAGCCAACGAGAAGGCGATGAGCGACTGGAATACCATGTAAACCACCCTGGGCTCGGGGCTCTTGCCATAGATCTCATGGGCCTGTGCCCACATATCGCCAAAGGCCTCCAGGTCATTGGTGTTCATAGGTCACTCCTTGCTGGCTGTTCGAGCGCTGCTCGTGTATGCGGCGGAGCTCGGCGGCTCGATCGATACCTGCCTGTTGTGGGGCTTTCCGGCGCTCTGACCTCCGCTGCATGGCAACCTGAGGCCACTTGTCGCGAAGCTTTTCGGGGGATTGGACGTGTGAAGCCCAGAATTTCTCGTGACGGATAGCCCAGTCCCACAGAATCCGGATGTGGCGGTGCTCCCGGCCATCCTGCTCTCGCATCAGCCGGATCGTGTTGGCCCAGCGGGAGAATTTCGGTTCTCGTGGCTTGTCCTCTCCCAGCTGATCGGCCAGTGCGTCCCACATCCACACCGCAAGGTCGAGATCTTCCTGTGTTCCCCAGAACCGGCCATTCTCGATGGCGGCATCCGGCCTTGACGGCTGGTTCTGGTCGGTGGGTTGCTCTGGCTGGTCCTGGCCAAGGTGGTTGTCCGGCCGGTCAGGCCCGGACGTCTTTCCTGCCGTAGTCTCTGAGGTAGTCTCTGAAGTAATCTCTGTAATAGATTGGCGGTTTCCGCCCTCACAGTCTGGCGGGTTTGTGCATTCTTGAATGGCGCTTTCCGCCATACTGGTTGCACCATCTGCACATTCTTGATTGGCGGATTCCGCCATTCTGGAGGACAGCGCTTTCAGGGCGGTTTCCAGAGCGTCAACGTTCACCCGGAAGTAAAGCTTCGCCGGGACGCCTTTCCGGATCTCTTCCAGGAAGCCGGCCTTTTCCAGGCGCTTGCGTGCGGTCTCCTGCTCCCGGCGAGTCATGCCGGTTTCCGCCTCCCAGTCGGACTGAGACTTATAGAACCAGCCGTCCTTGTTGGAGGTCCGGCCATGCCAGTAGATGCACTGGGAGAGCATCAAGGCACCTGTGATGCCGACGCCCAGGTCAACAAACGCTCTCTGGAAGGCGATCGGCCTGTCGAATAGTTCAATACCACTCACGCCACGTTCTCCTGGTCATCGAACAGGACGTGGCTGTAATGGCCATCCCAGTCCTTACGCATTTCAAGCCGGCCCTGCTCATATTGGGCATAGAGCCACTTGGCGCCCTTCTGCGTTAGCACAACCTTCTCGCAGGGCCGATCGTCTCTGTTCAGATAGCGCCGCTCGGTGAAAAGCTTGTCCCGGTAGGCGGCCGCACTACGGTAACCGTGCGGAGTCCGAAGCAGGTGCTTTCGCTCCACCAGGACAGGCTGCACTCGGTTCAGGTTGACGCCATTGAGCATCCGGCAGAATTCCACAGGTGTAAGGCCGGCCTTGAGGTTTTCGGCCAGGTCGTTGCAAACAGCGTTGAGGCGGTTGGTTTCGCCCTTGTAGTGGTCAACCTGGGAACTGAGGTCCTCGAGGGCGATCCGGGCTTCTTTGGTCAGGTTTCGCGCCCACGAGGGTAGGGCTGCTTGTTCTTCCAGGTACTGCCAGCGATCAACCAGCCGCGCGGTGAACTCAGGTGAAAGCTGTGCAACGACCACGTAGCTATCACGCTTATTGACTTGATACGACTTCACCGTCTGGCCCAAGTGGTTTTTAACTTCCTCCGTTGGGGGAAGTTTAATAATTCCTCGCCCAGCTAACCGTTCAATGGAACGCTTCACATGATCGTGCCGGGACTCCAAGATCTGCGCGATTTCAGCGCTGGTCATGGTGAGCGCTTGGGTATTCCCTTGAAGAGTCAGATCCGTCATAATCTTTACCTCGTTAGTTGATAACCCGGCGAGGTGTTTCCGCACCGTTTGAGCCGGGTTTTCTTTTTCTAGGCCTCTGGCCCTTTCCCCGTAATCACCACCCGAATCTCTCCATCCGGCCTGACGATCTCGTCGCGCTTCAGGAATGGATGTGTCCGGAAGTGGCAGTCATCGATCTTCAGTGCGTCCGCCAGCCCATCACGGCCTGACTTGAACGCGGCAATAATGTTGTCGTCGTCCCGGGCCCGCCGGTTAGGCGGGTGGAAGTCCAGGAACACATGAATTTCGCCGCCAGCTTCGACCAGCTCCCTCAGCGGAGTCAGATCCCACTTGCCGGCCTGGATGGTCTCCAGCGAAATCATCTTGCAGGTGTACCGATAGACTTCTGCAGCCCTGGCCTTCTTTGCCCAATGCCCTCGTGAGTTCGGGCTTAGGGCCTTGTGCGGCCAGGGAAGTTTGATTTCGAGTTTCTCTGGCATTGCCTGCTCCGACTGCGTAATTCAAAAACTGTCTTAACGTGACATGTCACGTTTTCTCGTAGTGACTCCGGACACTCCGCCAGCCTGGCCTTTCTCTCTTCCCGATCGGCGCCGGCGGCAACGTAGGCGTTCCATTCACCAAGTGATTGCATGGTCCACCTCAAAGCGTTGTCTGGTAGCAGGCGAGGGAGTCGAACCCTCCGATATCCGGGTTATGAGCCCAGCGAGACACCGTTTCTCCATGCCTGCATAGCTGGCGGGTTATCCGGTACCACCGCCGTATGCCTTTTGAAGGGAGGCTACCCAGACCCCCTACCGGTGGGAGCCACAAGTTCGCAATGTCATTGCGGTTGATGCGTCGGCCGGGAACCTCCCAACCCCTTACACATCTGTGGAATGCCCTCGCTTGGCGGACCCGCTTTCAACGGCAAGGACACTCCCAGATGCGTCCCGGTTACCCTCGTCCGGGGACACGTCAACCACCTACCAACGGTGATACTTTTGTGCCGGGTGCCCTGGGCACCATCCCCAGGGTGGAGCCGTGGCGCCGGTGGCTCGACGCACGACGTTCTATGGCCCTACATTCCTGCCGCAGCTCACACGGGCAGTTCAGATTCCGCCGAAGCGGGCGGGCTCTCTCGGGCGGTATCCGTATCCGAGGAGGGCTCTACCTGACTCGCAGGCCTGGGGAGACCTACCAAGTCACCTTGGTCATGGGAGCAGAGCCCTCCCGGATACGGCCTGTCTTTCCAGGCTGTCAGCGCGATCAACTGGGGCGGTGGTGGGTTACCTTTGCCTCACGCTGCTGGCGTTCTATCGCCGGGACCCTGTCCCCGGCTGCAATGTCGGCACCTTGGCTTTCGCCTGGCCAGCTTTACCGGCTGCTTCTGATAGAGCTCCAGCTCGCGCTTGCTTCAAACCCTGTACAGATATCCACCCGTAGTCAGACGGGTATTCCGCCAGCTCCGGAGTGGTTTAATGGAAACCATCAGGCGGCCTCTCCAGATCGTTCCGCCGGCAACCCGTCAGTAGGATTCGGGTAGATGTCCGGGCGGAGCTCGTGAGGAGTGACCTGCCAGTCGATGGCTTGGGCAACAGGAATGACGTATTCAGCAGGAATTGATTGATCTCGGTTTAACCAATTCCATATGTAGGGCTGAGACAGCCCTACTAGCTTTCCAAGCGACGTTTGGTTGCCAGCTATTTCAATTGCCTTTTTGAGGGCTTCGGTACTCATCGACGTCTCCGCTGCGTTCGCATGCAATAACAACACTAGTTGTTTTATATGTCAACATCTGTTGTTGGAGCACCCTAAAACAATTGTTTTATGATGTTTTTTTTAAGGGGAGTTCAATGGCGTTAGGGCAAAGACTCAAACAGGCAAGAAAACTCGCTGGTTATACTCAAGAGCAGCTTGGTGAGCGCGTCGGACTGACTCAGGCGGCAATTGGAGCTCTCGAAAAAAGGGATAGCCAGCGCTCAAACAAGGCTGCAGAAATGGCTGAAGCTCTTGGGGTCAGTTTGTTGTGGCTGGTTTCCGGTAGCGGGCCAATGCTTGAGGAGGAGGCGAGGAAGGCTCGTAAAGAGCTTGATCAGTCTGATGCCCGGTATCAATGGGAAACGATATTTTTTGATTGCGTTCGAGAAAGCTTGGAAGCTGGCGACAATATTGAGAATCTGCTCGGCATCACTGAAGACGAATTCGAAGAAATAACTGGTGGCGGCTTATATGCGCCAGATTGGTTGCTTTCAAAAATTGAAATTGAGGGCTTTCCCAGATCGGGGACGAAACGCGATGTTTGTGTGTCACCGCAGACTAATAAAAATTTACAGCGGGCTTCTAAAAATGCCGACGAACTGGAGTTCTTCGGGCACATGGATGCTTGGGACAGCAACACGCCATTGGATGAGGATGAAGTTGAATTGCCTCTGTTCAGGGAAGTAGAGCTGGCAGCCGGCGCGGGCCAGACTCAGGTAATCGAGAACCACGGCGCCAAACTCCGCTTTGCAAAATCCACGTTATCCAGGGCAGGGGTGGTCGAAGAGAACGCAGCCTGTGCCTTCGTCCGCGGCAACAGCATGGAACCGGTTATGCCGGACGGCACCTGTGTTGGCGTGAACACCGGTGACACTACCATCCGGGATGGCGAAATCTATGCGATCGACCACGATGGCATGCTCCGAGTGAAGTATCTGCACCGTCGACCAGGTGGCGGAATCAAGATTGTGAGCCAGAATGCATCAGAGCATGCGACTGAAGAGTATTCCGCTCAGGATGTGATCGACAACAATATCCGGATCATCGGGCGTGTTTTTTGGTGGTCAGTGTTGCGCTAGTTTTCCGATAAATCCAACGAAGTAAGGCTCTTGAAATGGACTTCAGCATTCCCCAGCAGGTTCACTACACAAACAAAAACAGGGCCTCTATTCAGGAAATAGCGGATGGGCTCGTAGCATTAGATAGCCTGATCAGGCAAACTCCAAGCGTGCTTGAAGCGCTGTTTCCGGACTACAAGATAGAGTCTGTCGAGATATATCTCGATGAGTTCAGATCCGGAAGTATTTGGGAAGACCTCGTTGTAAAGTTCATCTTTGGCAACCAGAAAAACTTCGACAGCGCCATTGGTGCGGCAAGAGAAAAGCTTGGTATGGAGGAGGTCATGAGTGACCCTCAAGTGCTATCCGCAATTATTTTGGTTATGGTCCTGAGCGGTGGCCTCTACTGGTTGGGGAAACGGTCAAAGAATAAGCCCGAGAAAAGAGCTGCGATTGAAGCAAATAACAACACCGTTATCCAAATTGGTAGCGGCATGGTCGGCTTGGATGCAGACGAATTTCGGGCACTCATTGATAACGCGGTGCAGGACAAGAATCAACTTGCCAAAGACGCAGCCCGGATCGTGAAGCCTGCAAAGCGAGATCCAAATGGATATATCGAGTTTGGGGATAATCCCGGCCTAAAAATTACCAGTGAGTCCGTCAAAGCAATGCCGGATTATGTCCAGGATGATGAGCCAGAGGAGATAGTCGAAGATTACGACGGGCTGTTGCTGGAGCTCAGGGCCATTGATCTCGATCACACTAAAAGCGGATGGCGCGTGCGCGCTCCTGACCTCAGCGATCGAAGAATAAAGCTTCAGCTGGATCCATCCGTTATGCCTGACGACCTTTTCAACAAACGCCAAATACGTGGCAAAGTCACGGTCGTTTTCCGTTCAGATAATGCCGGTCAAAAAATACCGCGATTGATTTTTCTGCGCGAAGTTATTGAAGACGATGTATAGCCTGATAAATGAAGGGCTTTTTCTTACCCGCAATACTCCGCCAGCTGCTGTTTGTATCGATTGAACTCTCCCTGCGAGGGCTTCAGCCCGTAAACCTTCACTATCCTGACGAACCTGCTGACGTACTGACACTTCCCAGCTGGCGGAAGCCATTCCTCAGGCCCCTGAGCGCCTTTCTGGCGGTTTAGGGACAGCTCTACACTCCACAAATTGACCGGATCGTTGGCGAACCTTTCCCGCTTACCATCAGACCAGGTATTGGCTCCGTGGTCCCAAGCCCACTTCAGCGGTACGACATGATCAATATCGATCTCTGAAGCATTCTGAATGACCTTGCCCGTAAAGGGGCTGATCCAGCGGCCGGTAACCACCCTGCAGAGCCTTTCATCCGCGAATCTGACCTTGGTGCTGGACTGAGCGATCAGGGCCTCGGCACGGCTGTTCTGGCAGTCTCCATCCGCATCATCCCACCCATGCCCAAACTTGCTTCTCTCATACCGTGAGTCGGCTTTCGCCAGGGGCCTGCTGGCGGACTCACTGTTGTCTCGATATCCGCTCATGCCCTTTGGAAGTCGACCGCCGGACGCCAGGCAAGCTTCAACCTTGTCGAAAGCTTGGTAGTTCTTTGTCCGGTCGAAGTAGGAACTGGCTGGCGGATGGCAGATGCCTGAACTCGTTTTCTTTACCAGATCTGCGGCTGCCGGGAATGGGCAGGCTAGAAGCAGGGTAGCGATAACTGCAGTTAAGTTTCTTTGCACGAATGCCTCCTTGTTTGTCGCGGCAAATATATAGAACTTCCTGCCCATATTCACCCGCAAGATACGCCCCACAATGACCGAGAGGCCGGCAAAAAAAACAACATTGGTTGTTGACATGGAAAACAACAGGTGTTGTTATAGTGCCCATACCGTTGATCAGGGAGACAACAAAATGGGCCGCAGACAAAAACCGCATTACCCACGAATGGAGGTGGAGCTGGCAGACACGACGCTCCTCCCACCACGCCGGGCCGAAGTCGTTATGCTCGCGGCGAGGGGCATGAGCGCCAAAGAAATTGGGCGGTTGCTGGATATCTCACCAGACACCGTGACCTGGCATCTAGATGAAGCGAAAGACCAGTTTCACGCGCAGAGCCGAGTAGATCTCATTTCACAAGGCTGGATGCAGGGCCTCTTCCGGGCTAGGGCATTTGCTTTCGTTCTCATGGCTTTCTCAGCACTACCCGCAATGCGAAGCAGGCCTACACCAATGACAGGCACCCGTCCGCCAGCGGTTCGCAACACCATTGGCCGGAATCAGATCCGCGAAAACCGAGCTTAACCAGGAGATCACTATGGCAACTCTGACGATTGAACTGCCGGAGAAAGTTACCCAAGGCCAAATGATGGAGGCACTGGCTTCGTTGGGCTGTGAGCTTCGGCTTTCCAGCGATGGCAGGAACTACAAGGCCGTGCCGAGAGAGCAGGGCAACGTGGTCCGTATGCCGACTCGGATTCGCGAAGTCCGCCAGCCGGGGCCGGGTGTCGCATGAATATCGATCCAGAACACTTGTCAGTAGCGCTCAGCGCAGCGCTTCTTTTCTGGCTGGCAATAGCAATCGACACCATCAAAAAAAGGAGAAGAGAGAATGCTGATTCTGACAAGGCGCACCGGAGAGACGATCGTCATCGAGACCCCGAGCGGGGAAGTGGTGGAGGTCACCGTTCTGGGGAACAACGGCCCGCAAATTCGCATGGGCGTTACCGCGCCAAAGCACACAAGCATTGACCGCGAAGAGATCTACAAGCGCAAGAAGGCGGAGGCCAATCATGGCTGAGTGCTATGCCCACGAGGTTTTCGGGAATCTGTCCTGCTTTGCAGGAACCCCGGACCAGGTGAAAGCGGCACTGGCCAACCAGGCAGGTGAGGACATGGTCGACTGGGGCAGGGTGGTACCGCTCCAGGTGGAGACTGCCAAGTCCCGACACGCTGAAGAGCTTTACCAGGTGCTCAGGGATCTCACCTCCATGGCCCGACTGGGTGTGCCTATCTCTTGCATCAACACATACCTGGCGGCGATCCGGAACGCGGAGCAGCTGCTGGAGAAAGTCGACAACGAATCCACGGAGGATTCCATCCATGAAAAACAAGCTGATTGATCTTAACAACCATCTTTTTGCCCAGCTGGAACGGCTGAATGACGAAACCCTGAAAGGTGAAGACCTGGAACAGGAGATCGAAAGGAGCAAGGCAATCACCGGCGTCAGTAAAGAGGTTGTTGCGAATGGTCGCCTCGTCCTCGATGCCGAAAAGCATAAGCGCGAACACGGCCTGACCAACGGCCCCAAGTTCCTGGAGTAAGTCATGGCCACCTGGAATGCGCAACGGGATGACTGGCTGCGATCGCTGTATCCGGACACTCCGAACCGAACGATCGCGAAGATGCTCAATTGCAGTTACCTGGCAGTGAAAAACAGGGCGACGGTTCTTGGACTCAAAAAGGATCCGGCATACATGGCCAGTAAGCCGGGGTGCTTCAAGCCAGGGCAAGAAAGCTGGAACAAGGGACTCAGCTATCAACCAGGTGGCCGCTGCCAAGAGAACCAGTTCAAGCCCGGGCAAAAACCGCAAACGACAGTGCCGGTTGGCACCGAGTCGGTCGACAAGGATGGCTACCTGAAGCGGAAGGTTCGTGATGATGCGCCTTCAGGGATGAGCCGGAAGAACTGGAAGTTTGTGCACGTCCTGAAGTGGGAGGAGTACCACGGCCGTCCGGTACCGCCAAAGCACGTTGTGCGATTGAAGGACGGAGATAAGCGGAACTTTTCCCGGGAGAACCTGGTGCTGGTGAGCATGGCTGAGAACGCAATCCTGAATAAGTTCTTCGCCATGGAGAACCCGCCAGAGGGGAGCTTCGATGTGCTCCACAACCTGGCCAAGATCAAGTTGGCAGCGAACAAACGGAAACGGGAGCTGACATGTTGATTGCAAGCTATGAGCAGTGGGAAGCCGAGCAGAGGCAGATCATAGAGCAAGAAAACCCGTTTCTTGAGTGCCGGCGTTGTGACGGCGAGGGAGAGATCATCGAGGACTGCCCCTGTTGCGGTCATGAAAAGGAAGAGGAGTGTCCGACTTGCGAGGGCGCCGGGCAGATCAGGTATGAGGACGCGCCGATAGGTTTGCAGCGCAAACAGATTGAGCCGTGGATGTACTTCGACCAGGTCATTGCCGACCTGAAGAAGTGGTGCGCTTACACCCGTGAAGACTTTTTGAAGCTGGCCGGTGGATTCGTTAATGAATTCCGCAAACAGCATGGGAGGGTCTGATGGACGGAAATACAGCCAGAACCATCCTCAGCCTGAACGATCAGCGGGACAAGGCCGAAGCCAGCAAACGCCAAGCGCTCCTGGAGCTGGCCGAAATGAAGCACGAGCTTCAGGTGCTCAGGCACATGAAGCGAGAGATCCTCGTCTGCCTACTCGATCGACGGTTGCCGCATTACCAGCGGGACGGATCATCACCCAGCTGCCACCACACAGTCAGCCGAATAGCGAGGATTGTACGCAGTGCACACGCAGGTAACTGACCTGAGTCACGAGGATCGCGCTGAGGCGATTATCGAGCTCATTGAGAGCACCGGCATGGCCTACGCCCATTCCAGCGGCTGTGTGGTGCTGAAGGACGGAACATGGCTCCAACCCGAGCAGTGGCAAGTGTGGGTGGAGCATCTGAAAAGTGAGGAGAGGGAAGCATGCTGACACAAGAGCAACGAGATGAGGCGGTCAGGCTCCTGGGGACGTCCGCGGACGACTGCGAGCAGAACATCATGCGCAGTGTCGAGATCAACCCCTATTCGGGACTCATGACCGTGGCCAGCACTCTGGTACATGCCAACCAGACAAATCGAATGAAAAAGTCTCATCGCCAAGCGTTGATGAAAGCCGGCCGGAAAGCTCTGAAAGAGCTGGGAGACCTCTGATGGATCGGCCGATTATTTTCAAAGACGACATGATTCGCGCCATTCTCGAAGGCCGGAAGACGCAGACGCGGCGGGCAATGAAGCCTCAACCAGAAGGCGGATTGGATTTCACGCCATTCGCACCGTTCGGCGCTGTGAATGGCAAAGGGAATCCGCTGATCTGTAGGCATGGTCAGCCCGGTGACCGGCTGTGGGTTCGCGAAACCTGGTGTGAGGTTGATGATACCGGCCTCGCTGGTGAGCGTTGGGTCGATTATCGGGCAACACCGAAGTATTCGGCATCGCACCCCGCTGGCTGGGAGAACGCTCCGGACGATCCGGAAGCTTTGAAATGGCGCCCTTCAATCCACATGCCCCGGTGGGCCAGCCGTATCACGCTGGAAATCACAGCTGTTCGGGTGGAGCGGTTGCAGGATATCAGCGAGAAAGACGCAATTGCTGAAGGCGCCCGCCACTTTCCAGATCTCCCAGGCACCAGCCCATATGGACAAGATGATCGATGGTCCATGGAAACACCGGACAGCTGTGACAAGTGCCTCGGCAATGCTCGCATGGCTTTCGCCAATTACTTCTGCAAGATCACCGGGAATGCACCAAAGGGCTTGCACGATCCAAGGCCATGGGATGCCAACCCCTGGGTATGGGTGATCGAGTTCCGGAGGGTTGATTGATGGCCATGACATCAGCTGAAAGAAAGCGCCGCCAGCGTGAGCGGGAAAAGCACCTGGACATTAAGCCTTTCACTATGCAACTGGCTGCCAACGAGAGAACAGCGATCGAGGAGGCGGCAAACCTCCGAGAGTTCGAAGATCAGACCGAGTACATCCTCGCGCTGGTTTACAAAGATCGTGACATGTCACGAAAGGAAAATGTGTGCAGCTATCCCGAATGCCGGTGCCCTTTCGATATGGGGCCGGATGGTAAATGCCTGGTTGGGAAGCCGCGGGAGAAGGAGGTTCAAGAGTGAGCGAAAATATCCCTTTCGAGTTAACCGATGGAGCTTGTTGCCCGGAATGCGGGACCAAGATGATTCCAATCACTCATTCGGAGACAGAAATCGATCCATGGTGGTGCACAGAGTGCGGCTTCAATGAGCCAGTGGATTCTGAAGGTGGTACCGACATTGATGGCGGCACCATTGAACATAGAGAAGATCAGCTGGACTGCGCTCTGAGCGGACAAAGCAAGCAAGATCGCCTGATTGACTCGGTTCACGCAGAACTGTGTGGCGTGGCATACAACATGATGCTGTCGCACACCATTTCAGGCAACTGGCCAGATAGTGAGGCAGCCACCAAGGTCAAGCATGACCAGCTGTTGGCGCTGGCTTACGAGTTGCGGAAACTGAAAATTGGGCCAGAACAAGCCGATCAGGTGCCGGAGGGCTACGCGCTTGTCCCTGATTCCATGTGTCTCAGTTACGAGGATATTGAAAGCATCATCACCATGACCGGCTGGGATGAAGGCCGGGATGATTTTGGCGAGGGCGTGCTTTGGGTGGGCACTCTCAAAGATGATGACGGCAAAGAGACTTATGGGCTTCATATCAGTTGCATCGAGGTGATGGAAGAAGGCGCTCTGCCGGTTCAGGAATTTCAGAAGCCGCCACTCACCACCCCCACACCTGCCACCACATCCGAACAGGGTAGCGATAGTGTGCGCGGCGATCTGCGTTGTCAGCAATGCGGAAATATGGAGCCCTTCCACGCCACTGGATGCGCTCAACCTTATGGCGAGTTTGCTGCCACCACACCCGAAACGGAGTCGTTCCAGAGCCGTGTCCAGCCGTGGCTACTGGAGTGCTTTGGCGCAATGATCGCGGGAGATAAAGAGGAACGTAACCACCGATTCCTTGAGGAAGCATTGGAGTTGGTGCAATCGCTGAGGTGCACCGCTGATGAAGCGCACAAGCTGGTTGATTACGTGTTCAGCCGTCCGGTTGGCGATCCGCCCCAGGAAGTTGGCGGCGTCCAAGTGACTCTCGCTGCCCTGTGTCTTGCCAACGCGATGGATATGCACCAATGCGGGGAAACAGAGTTGGCAAGGATCACTCAGCCGGAAATGGTCGAGAAGATTCGCGAGAAGCAGAAGCGCAAGCCGTCAATGTCTCCGCTGCCCGGAGTGTATCCAGACCGCCCAGCCCCACCACAGGAGCAGTGAGAATGGATAAGTGGCGCAAGGCGATCAGCTTCACAGTCTGCTTCATGGCACTGACCTACATAGGCGGGTTCATGTTGCTTCTAGGGGCTCATCATTCCGCAAAAATGGTCGGGGTGAGTGTGGTTATCGCGGTAGACGAAGGTGCGGGAGGTGAGCAGTGAGTCATGAACCGAACGATGCAAGCAATTACCGCCCTCGCTTTGCCAACCCAGCGGGCCGGATCAGTGAGCTGGAAAACATGCTGGAGTTTGCCAAGCAGGAAATCGAAAACTTCCGGGACAAGTGGGTTGCAGAAAAGCGAAAGGCAGAGCGTCGTCAGGCGCTACTCGGTGAGGTCTTTTCAGCTTTCCCGCCAATTCAGGCCAGAGAAGAATGTGAGCTGTTGGCGCGAATAAGCCGGGAGGTCGCTGATGAATAATCCTGACTACGGAGTACGCCTGCCAGTTTACCCGGATACTGATCTTGGTGGCGGCTACAGGCCGAACATCAACTGCATCCATTTCTATCGCGGCAGATGCGCTCATCCATCGGCCCGTCGAGCAATTCTGCCTAACAAGCGGTGCGTCCTGCTCGGAATTGATGAAAGGTGCGCTGGGTGCCGATACCAGGTTGAGAATGCACGTCCCAATCCGCCAGCAAATCCGCCGCCAATGCCTCCAGTAAAGCCAGCGAAAGCTCCAGGAGATGAGTAATGGGTCAGCTTGAAATGTTCGCCTCTGAGCGGCCAGAACCCGCCTTCGAGCATGGTGGTTACATGCCGCCAGCAACCATGCTCTATCGAGGTCAGGATTTTCCGGCCAGGTACAAAGATCTTCATGGTCTGATCACTCTGGAAGTGCCCACACTTTTCTGGCTGATGGATCGAGTGATGGAGGTTTTGAAAGGCGAATCGGTTCACTGGTACGACATGAGTAAGGCAGTCGGCTTTCCAATTGAGACCTACACGCTGTCCTGGCATCTGAGCCTTATGGTCAGCCGAGGCCTGATAGATGCAGAGGAAGTCTACCTGGGCGGCAAGAGGCCGGGAGATAAGGACTATGCAGGCTTTCAGTATCGCTATTCACTTCCCGAGGAGGTGTCTTCATGACGGAAGTAATGATTCAGCCGCGGATCATTCGGGCAGGCCAGGCCCCGGACTATTGCGGTATGGGGCGGGAAGTTTTTAACAAAGAAATTCGGCCGTATCTCACTGAAATTCCGATTGGAGAGATCGGAAAGGGATTCGATCGCCTTGATTTGGACAGTGCCCTGGACGAGTATATTTCTCGGCGAGGGCGTGCTCCGGCCCAAAAATGGAGTGAAGTAGCATGTCGAAAAGTGGGAACGGTCTCCGCCTCCGCGGCGGGACATGGCACATCGAGAAGCGAATTAACGGACGGAGGATTCGCGAAAGCACTGGAACGAGCGATCGGGTAGAGGCAGAGCAGTACCTCGTCCGAAGGCTCGAGGAAATCCGCCAGGCTTCGGTCTATGGTGTTCGGCCAGGCCGAATCTGGCGGGAGGCGGCTCTCAGGTATGCCCGGGAGTTCGCACACAAGCGAAGTATAAAGCGGGATGTGCAGGATCTGAAGTCGCTGGACCCTCACATTGGGAAGCTACCCCTGAACCAGGTGCATTCCGGAACACTGCAAAAGTTCATCGATGCCCGACGGAAAGAGGGTGCGAAGTCTGGCACCGTCAACCGATCGCTGGCCGTGGCCCGGAGAATTCTCAGGCTATGCGCCGAACTTTGGCGGGACGAATACGGGATGACCTGGTTGGAAACCGCGCCGATGATTCCGGACGTGGATTGGAAAGATTCAAGGGATCCGGCGCCGGTGACCTGGGCAGAGCAGGGCAGGTTGTTCCAGGAACTGCCAGAGCACCTGAAGGATATGGCCGAGTTCGCGGTGCATACCGGGTGCCGGGAAAGCGAGATCTGCGCTCTGAAGTGGGAGTGGGAGGTTTCGCTACCTGACAAGGGGTTCGGGTTCATCTTGCCCGCCAGCGTCACGAAGAACGGCTGCGATCGCCTGGTGGTTCTGAATGCAACGGCGAGAGCCGTGGTGAACCGCCAGCGAGGTAAGCACGAGCACCAGGTGTTCACCTTCAGCAGCCGGCCGGTGGCCTCTATCTTCAATAATGCCTGGCGCAAAGGGCGGAAGAAGGCAGGGCTTACCCATGTCCGTGGGCACGATCTCCGGCATACCTTTGGCAGGAGGCTGAGGGCTGCTGGGGTCAACGAAGAAACCCGGGCGGAGCTCCTGGGGCATAAACGCGGATCGGTCACCACACACTACTCGGCGGCAGAAGTTGCTGAACTGGTCAAAGCGGTGGAGCTGATCGCGGAGAAGAGAGGACCGGATTCCGATGGCGTGGCCGTGGTGAAATTCCGGTTTGGGCACAAAATGCCCACAGTAGAAAAAAGAAAGGCCGCTGAGTAA